AGCTCTTTCATAAGCTTTTTTAACAGCTTTAGAAGCTTGTCTTTCTGCTTTTCTCATATCATCTTTAGCTCTTGACGCTTGTCCTAAACTGCCAACAGTACTAGCTAGCTTAGTAACACCACTTATAATAAGCATTGCAGTCATTGGATCAACAGCTAAACATACCCCCTCTGAAGGAATAATTAAACCAAATACGTATTGAAGGACAAAGATGTTAAGGATTGCGAGTATTATCTTAATCATATGCAAATATACTAATTTAAGGGAAACTTTTCATTGTTTCAGAACTTACTGAAAATAATTCTACTTTTGATGTAGAGGTGTTAGTGAGCTCATACTCACAATAATGACCTAATACACCGTGTGACTCTGCTACTGTGTTTTTGACATATAATATAAAGTCACCATTACTAGGAGCACTACCTCCACTTATAGTGGTGTCAATAGTTATAACTTGACCAGATATTGCTGTTACTTGTCCACCTAAACTAGGGGTAGAGCCATAATAAACCATATCTCCTATACTAATAATACTACCTATATCTACAGAAGAACCAAAAGTAAGAGTAGTAGCAGATGGAGTAGTGGCATCAACTGTACCTACGTTAGCTATACCATTGGCATACCTCATCAATAAATTAATATCTGTTTCTAAAAATCTAATAAAAGCAAAATAATTACCTTCTTTCTTTTCAAAAAAAGTAGAGCTAATACTTCCTGTTTGAGGTAAGTCAGTGGCTAGAGTAGCAGACCAAGGTGAGTCTGACTCTAATGTTAGTGTTTTAAATAATTTTGTATCTAATGGTGCTTTATTAAACACACTTTTAATAGTAGTATTATATTGAACACCATAAAAATTATTTCTCAAACTATTAGTATTGTGCCTGTATAATTGACCGTTTTTAAAAGTATATAAATAGTTGTTCATACCTTGAGTACACTCTGGTATAAATGAATAAAAGGAAGGCCATCCTTTTACTCCTGGGCTATATGATAAGGTTACTTCTGACATAATTTAACTTGAACATTCACTTACTTGACCAATAACTCCACTTGCTGTTTGTCTTAACCAATAAGTATCAACTACTGTTGGATTTGGATTAACATATAAATAATAACCAGCCGCTGCAGGGACTGTCATAGCAGCATCGTTGTAAACAGCAGTTGCTTCAGATGGTACAGCAGCATCTATGTAATAAGTTCCTAAAGTTCCTAAACCGTCACAAACTGTGCTTTCTGTAGCACCAAACTCTAGGTTAACAGCAGTTGAAGTTCTGTAATCATATATTAAATATAAGTTAGCCACTGGAGTAGTTCCAGTATTCGTATAAGTAAAAGAACCTTCAAAAACCCCTGTAGATGTGTTAGATATAGTTAAGTTATTACTTGCTGCTGCAGTTAATAAGTTATTAATGCCTGTTTGTGTGTTATCATAAGTAGTACTACTTAATAAATGCAATAATCTATTTCCGTTATTAGTATTAAAATCAAATGTATCTGATCCTATTTTAGCTGACTTAACTGTAATAATTGCTTCAGGAGTTGGCGTAGTTCCTACTGCTACTTGAGAAGCATATATTTGATACTGAGCAACTCTTTGTGTTCCACTACCAGTCCCTGTTGGAGAATTGGTAAAAGTAACTGGTTGACTAATTAAAGGACTAGATACGGCAGGTGTTAAATTTTCAGAAGACCATTCATATTGATTATGTATGGTTGGTGCTGCTCCTACAAATTCAGTATTAAGACATATTTGATATACGTTAATCACATCAGCATCTGGACACTGTGTGGTAATAGAGTAGTCTGCTGAAACACCTACTATATTTATAGTAACACTAGCAGTATTTACAGATGGGTTATTTTTATTAAACTGAAAAGTTCCAGAACCTGTAACACTTCCAGAAGTAGTAGTGTTTCCATCATAAGTGACAGATATATTAATATTACCTGAAGTCACATTGTAATCTATGTCAGTAGTTCCTATTGAGTTTCCTAAATTCACAGTATAAGTAAAACTAGAAGTTTGATTATTAAATTCTAATTCTGACCCACACGCAAAAATTTGTTCAGTAATAGGAAGAGTTTTATTATTACTACTTAATACATACTCATTCATATAAGGATCGTATCCTCCTATTTTTTGAGTATTAAAATCATCTATAAATAAATCTCTAAAATAAGATCTCATTCCAGCTTGTGACACTACTTCTAATGATTCATTAGAATAAGAACTTCCTGTTAATTTAATAACAGCACCACGCTTTGCGTCTGTAAAATATTTGTCATATCCGTATTCAGCATAACTTTCAGGATTTTGACTAATACCATATTCTTCTAATCTGGATACCTGATTACCTAATATGGTAGGTGAAGAAGTAACATCTGCTTTTCCATTAGCAGTAGTGAGTAAGTTTTTATTAACTAATACGTAAGATATTTTATCTTCTTGTAATACTAGTAAATCATTTTGTCTTGCTTTGAGAAGTTCTATATTTCCAAAGTCTTCATCTAAATCTTTAAAATTAAGAGTACCTAAATTAAACTCATTAATTTTATTTAATTTAGTTTCATCATTATAAATACCGCTGTAAGTTATAGAAGCGTTTCTTCTTTTTTGTTTAAATTCTGCTTGTGATAAAGTAAATACTCTTTCTCCAATATTTACAGCATCTTTTTTAAAGGAGTCTTCTATTTTGCAACTTTCAATACCATTTCCCCAAGTATAACAATTAAAAAAGTTAGTTAATACAATAGCATCTGATGTGACAGTACCCCCTTCAACAGGAGTTGCTGAACCAAAAGCAACATCTAAAACAATGGTATTAGCATCGGGTTTTTCTAATACAGTATGCAATCCATTATACTCAGGGTTAGTTGGAGATAAATTGGCTTGTTGCACATTAACAATATCGCCAACAGAAAAAGGAGCGTCATCACCTGTTCCTCCTGTGCTTGTAAGCGCTAAGTTTCCACCATAGTAAGTAGAAGCAGGCAACGCTTGAGAAGATCTATACGCATTGTTTTGTGCGTTGTCATAAAAAGACCAAGTGTTTTGGTTTTGTAAATTACCTTCGTGAAGGTCTCCGTTTATTTCAAAAACTTCATTTCCTTCATAATATATTTCATCTGGAGCATCTTCTCCATCAGTTTCCAAGGTTACTAATCCATCTGGAATATTACTTATAGTTACTTTTATAGAAGCTGTAGAAACACCGTAATCGTTAGCGCTAATACCACCCGTACACATAAAACCTGAACTTACTCCCACTTCTGGAACAAGAGCTCCTCCTGAGTCTTGAGTAGTAAAACTCACAATGTGAACACCATATTCAGGGTCATCAGGATAAGGTACAGCAATAGCTCTATTGTTTACTATTAGTGTTGAATTAGCTAATTTAAACCTAAATTCCTCTCCTCTGTTATTTGGAGAACTTGTGTTTTGACTTGGAAAAAATCCATTTGAATCTGTAAATTGAGCCACTACCATAGCTGCTAAATTACTTTGTAGAGTTCCAGCTGAATATGTTTGATTAGCCTGTCTTGTAATTTTTAATTCTGTATACTTATTTCTAGATTCTTTTCCTGATTCTGAATCTCCTAATAAACGAGCAGGAAATGAATCAGGTCTTTGACATATGATTTCTATAGTAACATCAGACCCCTCTACAATACTAGCAGAATTAAAGGGAGGGTTGGTTCCAGTAGTTACTAAACTTACAGTGGTTTGAATAGCTCTAAAAGGAACTAGAGTGGCTTCTCTGTTTTGATTTGTTTGGCTAATAATGCTTGGATTATCTAAACTATATTTACCTGCAGGAGAAAATTTAGCATATACACCAGGGCCTGGTGCGTTTCCTACCCTTACATCTGCATTGGGATTAGTACTTTTTGCTAAACAAGTAGCTTCTACAAATGAAGTTAATGGCCCATCTATATCTCTTTTTACTACGTAATTTTCTCCTTCAGATACTTTTTGTGCATTTTCAGCTTCTAATAAACACCAGTACTCTTCTGAGTTATTACTATCCTCAACAGCTCTTAAAATATAAATAGTATCATAGTTTAATTTAGAAGGCTTTATAGCGAACTTATAATACCTAGCCCAAGAAGGAGCTTTTTGACTAACAGGTATGTTAACTTGTGCTTTATTAACACTTGTAGAAGCAGATGAAGGCACATTTATACTACTATTTAAGCTCACTAAAGCCGTACTTGACCTAGCATATTCATCCATATATATGATAGCTACATCATAATCTCTATTACTGTGTAAACTCTCTTTGCTTCTTCCAGAGTCTATTGTAAATTTTGTTCCTTCTAAAAATTCTAAGCCTTCAAAAGATTTAGTAGATCCAGTCTCATAAACCATCATTAATGCTTGAATACTTAATTCGTGTGGACTACTAATATCAAAAGTTTCTAATAGACCTGTTTGCCCAGTAGGGTAAGTGGGAGAAGGTGTAGAGCCAGCAGAAGCTGCATCAGGAACAGCTGAGTTAACAGGAGTTGCAGCTGATGAAGTTACATCATTATTAGCTGGATTATTAATAATAGCATCATTAATAAAATCTGTTGCAGTAACACCATTAGCAGCGTTACTAAAAGGCTGGTATACAGGCGTTGCTGTAGCTAATCCTGTTCCAATTAAATTTTCAAAATCATTACTTCCCACAAAAGAAGCTAAATCTGAATATGTATTAGTTAATTGAACTGTAGAAGTAATATTAATAGTAAAATCATTTACTCTTACTAAATCTAAAATTGTATCGTTTTCATTATATATATTACCTCCAGAAGTGAAACTTTTTAATACAGCAGTAAAAGAAACAAAGTCTCCTTGATTAAATGAAAGAGGACTATTGTTATCGTCTAAAAAACTAAATACTGCTTTAGAGTTTTCTACACTAACAGTGCTTGGAGTTCCACTCCCATTTAGCACATCATAATCAGAAGATAAAAACTGACCAGACACCTCGCTATTTGAACTACTGCTATTAGTTATTAGTGAAGTTGTATAGTTTAATTTAACATCATTTCCATCTGCAGATTTCATATCATATCCATCTACATAATTACCTAACATTAACCTATTTCCAGAGCTAGTTAAAGCTTTTGCTTTTAATGGAACGTTGTCATAAGTTCGTAAGCTTTCATTAGCTGATAAAACACTAAAAACTTCTTTGTTTCTAAAAAATACAGATTGACTAGTATTGTCTGCCCAACCTAAATCAACTTTATTATATCTATCAATAACTTTAATTACTGAACTAGTGCTTTCTTTATAGCAGAGCTCTATTTCTTTTACTAATTCAGAACCTGTATTAAAAAAAACAGTAGCCGAATTGTAATCATTAATCATCGACTCATTTTTAATATTAGCAGGGTCTATTCTAACTCTGTCAGGATTTTTAGGTTCAAAAGCAGGCAAACTAAATGGAGATAACGCTGAAAATTCTCCGTCTTCATATCTAAACCTGTAAGCAAATGAAACAAATTTATCTGTTAAAAAACTTTTATCATTGTTGGAATCAGCAGATAAGGTAAAGGTAGGAGGATTGATAGGAGGTTTAACTATTAAGTTTATTTCCTCATCGGTTATTTGATCTACACCACCAATAGGAAAATTATAAGATCGATCTACATTTATTTTTCTAGGAGGATTTAAATCATCTGTAAATATTAAAAATCTATCTATTAATTCCACTCCAGTTATAAGATAACTAGGATTAAAATTTAAAACAGTAGTAGATATAACGTGGTATTTTGTTGCAGATGTTTTTACATTAAATGAAACAATTAAATCAACTACCCCTGGATCAGTAATAAACCAATAAATAGTTTCATCAGAATCATCTGCATAAGAGCCAATACAAACAGCGTCACCAGTTAATGCTACGCCTTGATTAGTAATATTAGTTAATAGTTCGTTTCCTTTAGTATTTTCTAAAGTTCCTATCTCAGAGTCTTCTGTAGAGCCTAGTCTAGCATTTAACGCATCTACATATTCTCCAGGAGGTAGTATCCTTTCGTCAGTAGACTTATTCATTATGCCTTTAAAGAAAAAACTATTTAATTGCATATTACTTTATAATCTTATCTTGACCTCTTAAATTCATTAAAAGCCTGCCTGGATGCATATTACTAATTCTTATTTTTGCATTTCTTAATAAAGAGCTTTTATTTCTCCTAGCTCTTTGCACTTGGTATTCAGGAACTCCTAATTTAGAATTTAATAAAGAATAAGCTATGTAAGCATATAAATATTCTTCAAACATTTTATTTACAGTAATTAAAGAATTATTCCCGTTTTCCATACCATCTGAAACGTATTCTAATATAACAGACTTATTAGCTGCTCCAGAACTAAAGTTAATTACACCACCTTTGCTATCTATTTTAAAAGTGGGTAGTGCATTAGCGGTTTCTGTATTCAACCCGAATCTTTTACCTACAGCATAATCAAAATACCAATATCCATCTAAGCACCACCCTTCCATATTATTATAAGGGCTATTTTCATTTAAATAAATACTCTTTTTAATTCCTGCAATTCTATCTAAAGTAATTTTTGCATTTTGTGGTTTAAGAACATTTCCGCTTTGGTCAAACAATATATTATTGTTATTGTCTTGAAGATAAGCAGACGCATAATTTGTTTGAATATTTTCTGTTAATGGAAATAAAACTCCATTATAGTAAATAGATATTCTTACCCAGTTTACATAATCAGAAGGCAATATATACCTAAGGTTGTCACCAACATTTAGTTGTAGTATTTTAATTTCTTTAAACGCATCGTAATTTAATTCTTGAATAGCTCTTTTGGCGTGAAATAATATTTTATATCTTTCTTCGTTTGTAGTTATGTTATTGTTGTCGTGATACATTAACAAATAATTGTTAACAATATCTTCTAAAGAAACGTATTGATAAGAACCCCAGTTTTTATCTGTAGGTGAATTACCATTATTTTCGTAATATTCGTATTCAGAAATATAAGCCATTATTGTTCTGTTTGATTATTTATTGTTTCTGTCGTTTTAGCATCTTCTACTATTTCTTTTTCCCTTATAGATAAACCTGAGTATTTTAATATTCTTGTAATTAATTCATCAAAGTCAGAAAGCGGCAACTCAAAATCTTGATAATCAGGTTGAGATTGATCAAAAACAGGTTGACCTCCAGTAAGAGTTTGATAAGTCCATTTAGGGTCTTTTGGATATCTTACATATGTTAAATTACAACTTAAAGTACAAGTGTCTTCTGGAGCTGGATATAAAGTTATTTGATTGCTTAAATTTCCATAAGTTCCTGTCCCTGGTCCTTCTGTAATAGGATATCCTTGTTGTGTAATAATATATGCAGGAAATTGTGGAGAAGGAGATGTTAAGTTACTTCTAATTAACCTTCTAATTTGATTTTCATTAACTCGCTCTGCTTCTTTATTAGAATAGTTTGTACCTTCAGAACAAGATTGTCCCCAAATAACTTCTACAATAGTATACCAATCATTTGGTAAATCAAAAGTTTGAATTGATGTTTCTGGGGTTGTTGAAACAGATAAGTTTTTATATTGAGTAAAAGTATCTATTACCTCTAATAATTGTTTTTTTAAATTAGATAAACCACTACCAGATAACCTTCCTAGTCTATTATTTTCTAAGTTTATTTGTCTATTGTAGTCGTAAAAATATTGCTCGAACATATCTAACTGAGCTTGCTTTGCAAACAAGTTAAAATCTGATGGTGAAATATATCCGTAATTATTTTTATTTAAAATAGATAATACCGTGTTTCTTACTTCATTTATCATCTATAAATCTTTTTTACAAAGATAAACAAAAAAAAAGAGCACTCATAAGGTGCTCTTGTTTGTAAAATTAAATATGAAATTTATCCTATACTAATTCCAATTACTTTAAAAGGTAAGATGTTAACATCGTGAGAAACATCTTTCCATTTTGTTTGTAAGGCTGAAACCGTTTCACTTTGTAAAAGATCTCTTACATATTCACTTCCTGCAGCAACAGGTGTGTGAGTTAAAGTAATGACATCAGTGGCAGAAGCTCCATCATATGTAATAGTAATGGTGCTAGTACTAGCTTGCTCAATTAAAGACACTTCACTACAAGAAACTAACTGACTGTTATTAATAGTAGCTGAATGAATAAAATAAGCTTTAGCATCTCCAACTCCACCACCAGTTACACCTAGCTCTGTAGCAGTAACTGATGTAACTGTATGATATGTATTGTCTGTTGAATTATGAACAATATCTCCTACTTGAACGCCCGCTGCAACAAAATCAGCACTTTGGTCTATTAAATCAGTAGGTGTTCCATCATCGTCAGTTGTTCCGTTAGCCAATAACTTATATACAGGTATGTTTAAAAACTTTTCCATATCTTAAGCTATTACTATTGCGCTTACCGCTTTTGGTAAACCAACTACATCTTTAACAACATTTCTCCAAGTTTGTTGTAAAGCCATTACAACTTCATCTTGAAGTTTATCTCTCATTTCTTCACTTCCTGCAGCAACTGCAGCGTGAGTTAGAGTTATTTTTTTTCCTCCTGCGTAAAATAAAGTAGTTTTTGTAGTTGGATCATTTCCTGCAGGATCTCCTACTTCTATTATTTTAACGCCAGAAGCTGAAACTAATTGAGACTGCTCATTAGTTACAGGTATACTTAAAAACTTTTCCATAGTTTAAAAAAATTAAGTGGTTAATAAAAAACAAAGATAATAAAAAAACCCCACTATAAGAAGAGTGGGGCTTTAATGGATAGTAGAGTTGTGATTATAAACAAACAATTAAATCACTACAAATATAATAATTTTTATTTTAAAAGATTAACAAGTGCTTCATATATTTCAACATTGTTTTCTTTCTTAAAAAAATCAGCTAAAATACTTTGAGGTGTTTCTCCAAAAGGTATAGAGCATAACTTAGTTTTTTTAGATTTTAAATTATAATAAATGTCCTTATCTTTATTTCTAGTTTTTAATAAATTTTGTTTTAATATTTTATCTATATTATCAAATAAATCTAAATCTGGATCTGTTAAAGTATTTAAAAACTCCTCAGGATTGTTTCTAGCAAATAATAACACATCTCTTTTAATTTCTGCAGATGCAGCTATTCTAGTATCTAAGTTTAAATATACTCTAGCAATAGATTCCATTTTTTCAAAAGACATTGATGAGGCTTCAAGTTGAGCTTTTGCTTCTAATTCTAAGGTTTTAACTTCTTGTTGAGCATCCTGTTCTTTGTTTATTTCCTCAAATATCTGCCCATTAGCTGGGTGATAATATAAAAACTCTTGTAATACAGGGTTTTCTTTTGGAACAAACAACATTCCATCTTCAAAAACCACAGGCTCTAAAACAGCTGATTTATCTTGCTCATCTTGAAAAGGTGATTTTTGATTAGAGGCATACCTAAGAGGTCTGCTTGATTGTCCATCAAAATGTAATAAGGGTTTTCTTCGTGTGTGTCTTGAGTTAATAGTGTAACTCAAAGGCTTAACTCCGTTTCTAAGCCTATACGATCTATCTTTGATTTCTCTTTTTTTCATTATATTAAATTTAATTAGATTAAAAAAAATAAGAGGGAGATAAAAATCTCCCCCTTAAAATATACTATTACTTAAATAACAAGAAGTTATTAGCACCCATAGTACAAAGTGCTCTTTCAGATAAGAAGTTAACAGTCATAACATCTTCATCACTAGTAGCAGCACCACCAGCAGAACCAGTTATCCAAGACTTATATCTTCTGTCTTCAGTTTCAGAAGCTCTATATCTTACGTGTAAGAATGGTCTTCTTGCGTTTCTACCTAATACTTGGTCGTATACATTAGTTGAACCAGCTGGCACTAATACACCATCAATAGCTCCACCAACTAAACCACCTCTCATAGTAGGGTCGTTAAGGTATTTCCAATCTGACTTATAGAAGTCATATCCTCTTCTGAATCCAGAGAATCCTAGGTTTAATGCCATCTCTTCGTCATTATCAAATAATCCGTAAGATGAACCACCATTACCATAAGAGTTCTGAGCAGCTAACATATCATCAATTGCAAAAGAAGTATTTCTATTTAAGAATAATACATTTTCTTCAATAGCTCCTTGCTTATCTAATCTTTCAACGATATCATCAAAATCATTTAAAGCAGCGATTGATCCAGTCCATACATTTCCTCTATCTTCAATAGCGTGAAAAAGACCTTCAGAACCTTTGAAGTCAGCTCCAATTGCTCCAGAAGCAGCCTCAGCTGGTACAGCCTCAATCATAGCTGATTCTAAATAATCATCAAATCTCATTCTTGTTTCGTGCTCTGCTTTTAAATACCATAGGTATCCATCAGCACCGCTCTCAGTGGAAACTTCAATCCATCCTATTTGAGCCATATCAGATCCGTTTACTTTATACGTATCTTTTAATATAATAGGATTATTTTCTAGAATAGTATCAAATGGCTCTAAAGAACCTTCCATTCCAAGACTACCTTTTTGAAATTCAGATCCATAAATCCAAACTGTTACTTTTTCTGCAGGATCAGTACCTTGACCAACGCCTGTATATCCGCCTGCTTCATAAAGCTCAATTACAGCAGTAGTAGCAGTAGGGACGTCAATTACGATACCTTTATTAGAAACACCACCAAAACCAGCGTTTCCAGAAATCATAACAGTGTTACCTTTTCTAAGTGCAATTTTAGATGCAGCAGCAGGATTAAATATTTGGTTAGCTGGGTCCAATACATCACCTACTGTGATAGTAATTTGATCTGATCCAGCTCCTCCTGTAGTTACTTGTACATCTGTATATTTAATATGCAATCTTCCTTGCTCTGCCCATTTGATAAGGTCAGAATTAGAAGGCATTTCAGCTCCAGTCATACGAAGGAAGCCGCTTATTGTTCTGTTGCCATATCTTTCAAACTCTTTTTCATAAGTATCAGGAAGATATTGGTTTAAGAAATTAAAATTGGCTAAATAATTAGTAGCCGAAGGAACTTGCGTTGCACTTGGCTGTAAATCAAAGCCTGGTATATTTAAACTCATTGTTTTATGTTTTTATGTTTTGTTTGACTTTATTACTAAACCTCTTCTTGAGGTAGGTGTCATTGCTTTTATCTTTAAACCTTGCTTGCTAGTTGATTCAGGTGCAGATCTCATTTTCAAATCAATATTTTTCATTTTTTTATTTTGATTATCCAACGCTTCACTTTTTCCTGCATCGTAAAAATACTTCGCAAACTTATCAGGGTTCATAGCTAAAGCTAATGACCTGTGATATCCATTAACATCAGAAAGCTCTCCTTGTTCATTAGTAAACTTATTTAAAAAATTACTAATATCAGATTGAGCTTTATTCAATTCATTTCTATCACCTGGAGTAAAAACATAATCCTTATCTTCAATGTTGAACTTAAAACCTTTAAACTCTTCTCCGAAAAGATCGTTCGTTTTGCTTTTAAAATTTTCTGATCTTCTTTTAATATTTTCAGAATTTTTTAAAGTCTCCTTTTTATATTCTAAATATGCTTTGTAATCATCTGAAGACTTAAAAGAAGTATCTTCTGTCGACTCAACAGGAGACTTATACTTACTTTTTTGTTCTTCAAAATACTTCAAAGCTTTAGAAATTTCTTTTTTCTTCTCAATGCCTTTTTGTTTTATAGCTGTTTCAGAATCAACATTTTCATCAGTTTTAAATTTTGAATCAATTAAAAACTGAACTTCATCTTTTGTTAAATCTGGTTCATTTTGAGAATAATAATTAAATAATACAGATTCAGGGTTTTCTTTCGAAAAGTCTCTATTTAAAGCCATATAATCATCATAACTTCTTCCTGTCTCTTTTTTGTAATCTAAGTAAGATTTAACATCAGCTGGTAAATCTTCATTATTATTCTTCTGTTCAAAAAGGTCATTCAAAGAATTAATCTCTTTGTCGTATCTGTCTTTAATAAATGAAAGAACTTGTTCTTCTCCAAAATCAGGTTTAGTAGAGTTTTCTACAACTTCTGTTTTGGTTTCTTCAATTGTTACTTTTTCTTTAGGGTCTTCGGAAGAAATATTTTCTTCGTGTTTTTGAAGTAATTCTTCTTCAACTTGTGCCCTAGATTTTTGAGGTATATCTTCTACCGCTTTTACTTTAATTTCCATTTAATTTGATTTTTTTTACAAAGTTAATAATAATTTTATTATATTTGTTTATACACTTTACCTCACATTCTCTGTTAAATATAAGTGTGTTTTTTTATTTTACGTTAATAACGAATAACTACAACCCCCTTAATTGGGGGTTTAGTTTATCTGGGTTCAAATTCAGCAAAATCAAAACCATCTAATGTGTCTTCATTTGATTCAAAATTTATTGGAGCTGTATTATCTTTTCTTTGTTGTATTAACTTGGATTGTTGTGTATTTTGTTGACTTATTCTTTTAGATTTACCCTCTTCTCTTTCTTTTTCTCTTTTGTTTATAGCTTTCTCCTCAACACCTTTTAATTGCATTTGCAGGTTAAATTCGTGATTCATTAATTCTTTTTTAAGAGATGCTTCGTTTTCTAATTTTTCAATTTCAAATGCAGCCTCAGCTTGTTTTTCTTGTATTTTAATTTGACCTTCCATTTGCATTTTTTGTTGTGCTGATGCAGCAGCCATTTCTTGAGATTGAAATTGTGTCTGAGCTTGAATTTGTTGCTGTAAAACTTGGTTTTCTCTATCTTTTTGTTCTTTCTGTTTTCTTTTTAATTTTAATAATTGATTAGCAACTTTAATGTTTTTAACTTCTCTTATGTCAATAGCATCTTCTAAATTTATATCTCCTTTAGATAAAGCCATTTGTATATTAGCTTCTAATTGAGCTTTTTGTTCTTCATCTGGAGCTATTTCTATAAAAATTCCAAAATCATATAGATATAAATCTTTTATATCATTTAACCTAGATACGTTGTATTTACCTATTTGATTTACAAATTCTTCTTTAAATTCTGAATATTCTAATATATCTGAAACTCTTAAAGAAATATTTTCAGCCATTGTTTTAGTCATATGTAACGTAGCGTCTAAAATGTGTCTAGTAGCAGTATTAGAATTTAAAGCTGCTAATTTTTGTAACCCTACTAAAGAGTTGGGGTCAGGTGTACTTCCATCTCTAGCTTCATTAAGCCCTGTTACAGTTCTAATCATATTTAAATAATGATTATAATTATTTATTAAAGCAGCCATCTTTCTTTCTCCAGTGTTTCCAGTTAAAGGTTGAATAGGAACTCTTGCGTTATTAAACTCACCATCTTGAGTATAACTTCTACCTACTACACTACCTGTTTGGAAATAAAGCCTTAGAGCGTCTTCAGGATTATAAGCTTGACCAGTACCTAAGTCTACTTCATTTAATCCGTCTGCGTCTATAAATACACCATCTGGGACCATTTTAGCTACTACTTGCTGTAGTTTTAAGTGTGTAATTTGTATTTGGTCTGCAAAAGGAATCATTCTTCTTACTAATGATTCTATATTTCCTTTATACATTCTTGGGGCACAAGCAACAAAAGATGATCTTGCGTGTTGAGACGCTGACTTAGGACGAACCATATTTTTAGCCATTTCCCATTTTAATATAATGTTAGAACCCATAACCATTATACCTTCATACCAAACCTCTATCTTTTTCTCTACTCTTTCAAAACCTCCTTCTTCCATCATTTCTTTTGGAGGATTGAAGTTTTCGTCTTTTTCAATTATTTTGTATTGACCATTATCATACTTTTTCTTTTTATATACAAAAGTTTTAAATGTTTTGTAATTAAAATAAAGTAAAGTGGCAGTATTTTTTTGAAATAAAGTATTGTCATAAAATCTATTAAGATTGTAATAGTCATACCATAATTGACTGTGTTTAGCTATTATTTCTAAATCGTTGTTACTTAATTCAGGGTCTATTTTTAACAATTCACTTACAGGAACAGTTTTTACTTCACCCCAATAAAAACAATCTTTAAAATAAGGGTCTTCTGTGTAACTATAAACCACATTAGCAGGATCAACATAATCTATTTTAATTCCTTCTCCAGGTAAGAATTGTTGTTTCATTACACCTATCCCTAAAACAGTCATATCATAATTGACTCTTTTTTTGATATCTAAAAAATGGTTTTCTTCAAAAATAGTGTTTATAGCTTCTTCTTCAGCAATTTCAACAGAAGGTTTATAATTTAATTGCATATGAAGTTCTAATTCAGTATCGTTTTCTGGTAAATCTTCAACACCACTAACAGACATATTTAAACCAAAACTTTTTTTCATATCTTTAAAAAGATCTTGGTTAGTCATATCGTATTCAATTTCTCTTTGATACTCACTTCTCATATCCATAGATAAGGCGTCTTGAGCGTAAGCTTTTACAGAAAAAAGTCTGTCTGACATACCATTTACAACAATGTCAACAAATTTTGGTAAAACTGGGATTGGAGTCCAGTCTAAGTTTAAATAAGATAAGTCACCATCTATAGCTAATTCGTTTTTATATTTAGCGACAGACTGTTCACCTCTTGCATATAATTTTAATTTTAAAAAATGATTATATTGATCATAAAAACGACAAGAGTATGCGGAACCTCCATTTTTAAACCATTCATACTGTATAGCTTGTCCTATTTGTAAGCCGTATTCTTGAGTTTGTTTTTCTGCGTCTGAAGCAAATTGATTAGGGAAACTTGTAGACTGCACTTGTATTTCAATGTTCTTCATTATCTTATTAATTCACTTAAATTTCCTTTGTTTGTGTATCTTGCAAAGTTAATGCTTATTTTTGATTCTTTAACAACAGGTTGATACAGATGCTTTTGGTTAGCCATTATAGCCAAACCTGAGCTTATGGTAGCATCAAATTTTGTTCTTTTGTTTATATCAAATCTAGCCCAATCTTCCAATGTTTTTGTAAAATACATAGATCCAATACAATCTGCTTCTCTTTGTATTCCTTCTAAATCAAATCCTACATATTTTTCTATATAAGCTTCTATAGCGGCTGCGTGAGCTTGCTTTACATCTTCACTAGTGTTGGGTATACCACCCAGCTCTCTTTCAGATACAGATAGTTTATTATATTTTTTGTCGGGTCTATTCATACAATACCCTCTATATCCTCTATTTTTAAAATGGTATAAAAGTCTAGGTTTGTTATTTTCTACTAATATTGGCATACCATAAAAAACACAAGCCATTAATACTTCTTCAAAAAATATCTCAGCTGTTTGTGGTCTAGCGACATACTCTAAGAAAAACTCATTGGTTGGTGCTTCATCCATATGATATTTTGTCATACCGTGTAGTGCTCCATTAGAACCACCACCACCTACGGTTCCAGATATATCATAACTATCACAACCAAAAGAACCAATATGCTCATTACCAGGGAAATACTTTCCGTTACGAGTTTCTTTTTTGTTTTGAAGTTTTGAATTAGGCAACCAGCTAACTAAAAATCTTCCATTTTTATTGGGACTCCATATTACTCTAGAGTCTTGGACACCATTTTCCCAAAAGAAACTACCTTTTGTTAAATACTGTTCTTTTACTAAAGAATCATTATAGTCTATTTGCTGATATATCTTAGTCAGATTAAAAAGAGATTGTTTACTTTCGTCTCTAAATGCGTGTGACTCTGTTCTTGGAAACTGACGATAAAATTCATTTAGTGCATCTGCATCATTCTTTAATGAGGCTACTTCATTCTCCCAGTAGTTTACCGCACCCATTTCGATGTATTCTCCATCATTGCCAATAACAGGATTGGTAGGTGTTTCTAAAACAGGCATACCATAACGATCTATATATCCTTCAAAGTTATACTCCATAGGGATAAACAATGAATATAAACCTGACTTAGTTTGACCGTTAGCATTTCTTTTGGTTACATCAGAATCGTAGTATAGTTTTTTAAAATTATCTCCACCTTTATCTAATGCATTAGAAGTAGATCCCATCATACACTTTCCTATAATCTTGCTACCTAACCTCAAACAAGTTTTAGTAACCCTCCAGTTGTTAAGTATATTATCTGGTTTATCCCACTTACCACTTTCATCGTGTATAAGTAGTTGTAGTTTCTCGCCATCGTATGAGTTATCTGAAGTATTCTTCCAATCAATGGTGGTATCAAGACCCTCTAACTCAACCTCTTCCGTTTCATACATATTTTTCTTGGTAATCTTACTAGCTGGAACCCTATACGCTAACTCTGTTTTTGGTTTGTCCATACCATCTTGTATAGGTTTAAAGAAGAAAGGATAGTTGTTAGATATAGGAACAACTTTATCTGTGAATAGCTTTTTAGCGTCTCCACCTGTTTTAGATAATATACCTATTCTAGAGTCTTTAGATATGGTTCCTGTATTTACCGCTTCACAAGAACCCATAAACGAAAAGCCAGAACGTCTTATCTTTAAATAACACATTCCAAAACTTCTCTTATCAACCTTACAAGCTTCCCAAAAAATATAAAATATACGATTTGCTTCTCTATAGTTTGGATAACCTACATCTATTTTGGTCCACTGTAGATAATTGTAATGTGTACCTGTAATGTAAGTAGGTTTACCATTATTCATAAACCAATATCCCAAATCTCTTTTGTCAAACTCAGACTCAATATATTCTACCCATTTGTCTTTGAAATCTGCAGTTCTTTCATTCCATTGAAATATGGAATTAATTCTTTTTAGTTCTTTATGGTCTTCTTGTCTTTCCCAGTATTGTTCTTTCTGTTTTTTGGATCTAGAATATATTTTCTTTGGTTGTAAAGGTAAGCCCACTAGTAAGCCTTGAATATTATAAACTTCTCCTAGAGTACCATCTTTTGATATAACAACAACACCATATTTATCATTATATCCATATTCCCATTTTTTGTTTTTGTTTTTATTAACTAAAACATTTTTTGGTATTAAATTATCTACAGTTTTGTATAAGCTATTTAGATCTTCTTTCTGCAAATCCTTGATTAGTTGTTTTGACTTCTTTTTTAACTCCGTTTATATTCTCTTTTTCTGTTTCTATTTTATTTAATATATCAAAAGCATCTGTAATAGCTAGCTTTTTAGTAGCCGCTGCATTTTTTAATCTATCTGCTGCAATATCATCATCTGGATTAGGTTTTATAATATCTTCTTTAGCTACTTTAATTAATTGCTCTACCGCTTTATAACCTGCTTCGATTATTTTTAATTTAATTTCATTTGATTTCATTATAGTTTTATTGTTACATTATTACATCTTACTCTATATAATTTTTCTTCATCAATAATAAATTCGTATTCTGAGTTAGGTTTAAAACAAACTTTATCTCCAGTTTGCAATCCGAGTTGTTCTAACTTTTTGTTATTAATTTTTATAAAACCTGTTAAAGGTTGATAATTATCATTACTAAAAATAATAGATTCTTCTTTTAGAGATGGTTTTATAAAACAATAATTATCATTTGCATACCAAGTGTTATTTTGTTTGTAAGCAAAAAATTGATTTTCTTCAATTAAATACTCATTATCTTTTAAAAAACTTCTTCCACTTTTTTCTCTTCCTTTCATATCATAAAATAATTTAAAAACATTATGATGAACTAAAAGAATATCTCCTTTTTTGATAGAACCATTATATTTAATTGGGGTGGCAATAACTTTAGCAAATCTATTTGATATAGTATGATCTTCTTTAGTAGATGATATAATAAAATCTATATCTCCTATTTTTTTAATATTATCATACCTTTTATTGTTTAAAGGATTTACCACAAAACAAAAAGGTGATTGCATATTAAAAGTCTAAATTATACTCTATAGCTAAAGGTATGGTTGAGTTAAAAGATTTCCATAAAAAAACTTCATCTTCTTTAATAATCCATATTTTTATAGAGCCTTCTTTCATATCGTGTTTTATGTGGTGAATACTATATTTACCACCTAATACACTTTGACTTACTATATAATGCATTGCTCCAGACTTATAGTCAGGACCAATTGATATTTTCCTAATTTCCATTTCATTTGATTTTAAATATTATTATCCCGCATAAAAGTGTACACAAACCCTTTTTAAAGCATCACCTCCTATATCAGCCCCAGTAAGTGCTATTTCTAAATCTTCGTCAGGTTCAG